GAAAGTCTCGTATCCTTATCCCGGCTTTCTTCAATCGGTAGCTCACCTGTCCCCGGCTCAAATGCGTGAAGCTGGCGATGGTGTCCATCGTCATCCCGAACCGCGCCAGCATCAGGCATTCGAAATCCTCCTGCCGCGCCAGAAACGCGACGCGATGGTTCGGCTCGTTGCCCGTCCCGTCCGGAGCCGCTGGCGCGCGCCACTTCGCCAGCGACCAATTCTCATGCAAGAGTGGATGGCTCATCAGTCTCCGTTGGTATGACTGGGCGCTTACAGGAACAGCCGGTGCAACGGATTGCCGCATTTCGGGCAGAACTGCACTTCCGCCAGCATCTCCAAAAGTTCCTTCCGCGCCATCTTCCGCGCGCTCTTGGCGATCTCCATCTCGATCTGCTCCCTCGTCAACGGCGCGTCCGGCTGCGCCGCCACTTCGGGATTGCCGCCGTCCCGTTGGGCTTTGAAGTAAGCAAAAGACCCTTTTTCGCGGTGTCGTCTTGCCGTCATACAAACCCAGTTACGAGACTTAAATCCGGCATCCCAACCGGGTTTTTTGCGGTCCAGTTGTTTCAGGTCCAGGTTTCCCTGTGCGTCCGCGTGTTCCAGCATGAGACTTAAGATTGCTTGCGAATCCCGGTTGAAAGTGCCTCGTGGTTTATACGGTCTGGTTGAAGTTCTCTTGCTGGTGTTCATGTTTTATCCTGTGGTTGTTTGTTTTTTGCTGCCAAGGTCTGCTGTAGGACACGTTTAAGGCTTACCGCCGGAATGCGCAAGCTTTTTTTTATTGCCAAAATCCTCCGGTTTCCGCATAAAACCCTCCCATGTTGACTTTGCCGGCGGCGATGGACCGTGCGCTCTCACCCCGCGCTCTCACCCCTTTGCAGGAAATCCAGCTTTACGTCCGCCGTCAGGGCGGGCGCTGGCGCACCCTTGATTATCCCGAACCGCCCCTTACAGCACCTTCAAGTTCTTCGACCAGCCCACAAAAAAGTGATACCGCTTGCCGCTGTAAAGCCCGGCGTTGTCCCATTGGCCCCAGGCCGCGCCCGCGTCCAGCGAGCCACCGAACACCCGCCCGAACTGAAAATATCCGCCCGTGTCCTCGATCAACACCGCCCCCGGCCCGCCGCTGCTCGTTCCCCCCGTCCCGCTCAATGGTGCAGCCGCGCCCATGAGTTGAAACGGCACAATCGCCACCGTCGCCAGACTGGCCAGAATCCCGTTCGTCTGCGTGATGAACGTGAAGGGATGGACCGGCAGTTGCAGCGTGGCATTGGCGGACAGGATGTTGAACCGCCCCAGTTCGTCGCCGCCCAGACCCACCCCCACGTAATCATTCACGTTGTAAATGGCGATAAACCCGCCGCCCACATGCTTCGGCAGCGTCGGCGCATAGGTCACATACGCGTTGAAGCTGTAGTTGCTCGCCGATAGCAACCCCGAGTTTTCCGCCGCCAGGATGATTCCCCCCAGCCCGTTCGTGCTCTGCGCGCGCAAAACTTGTCCACCCAAAAGTCCCCAAACCGCCAGCACTGCCGCCATGATTTTTAATTTTGCCTTTTTCATTTTGAATTTTCCTTCTGTTGTTGGTCCACACTGTCCGAGTAAGTCCGGCTGCGATACATCTTGAGCGCGGCGCAGCCGGACCCAATCACCGCGCACACGCCCTTCACGTAAAAGATCACGAATGGATTGCAGTATTTGTAGGCTTCATCCGACCCGAAATACGTCTGGATCGCCAGAAACACCGCGATGGCCACATACAGCGTCCCGTCAATCCACACTGGCGTCGGCAGCTTCATCGTTGCAAAGTCTCGCGCGGCTGCCCCCGGTGTTCCACCGCTCGCACCGTGCCGTCATCCGGCTGCAACCCCAGCCGGTCCGCCATCACCGCCACCTGTCCGCTCACATCATCCACCTTCATCTCCACCCGGTCAATCCGCGTCAGGATTTGCTCGAACTGCTGCCGTGCCAGATACCCCAGCAACACCACCAGCACCGTCATCAGTTTCAGCATGAACCCGTTGAATTTGCTTTGTCTTTCCATAAGTTTATCAAACAGTTCGCGCACGATTTCCTTGACATTCTCGCACAGATTTGCGGTAATGGGATTTGTGAACACCATGAATCCCCGTCAGCGGCTTTGTATTTTCTTCACCATTTGCGCCCTTATCGCAGCACTGCTTTGGCCCCCGTGGGAATTTGTTTATCGTAATGGCACCGTGAAAGTCGCGGTGTCCGGCGGTTACGCCCTGTTGTGTTATCCCCCCGAACCTCCCGCTGGCGATGGCATCAGTCTCGCGTATGGCCGCTTGTTCGCCGAGTGCCTGGTTCTGATTCTGGCTGGCGAAGCTTCTTATCTGGTCTGTGCGATTCCGCTCATCCACGAGCGGTCCCAGCCACCATCCTAGTTTCACCCAGTTCATCGCATCACCTTGCGGTATTTGAATTCCCGCCATGCCTTGGCTTTGTCTTCTGGATTTTCCAATCGGTCCACGGCCTGTTGGAGGAAGATTTGCCTTTGTTCCGGCTCTATTTTACGTGCTCGTCCAATCACGTCGTCAATGTAGTCATTGGCCTGCGCCCGCCGGACAATGGCCGGATAATCCTCCATCATTTCCGCCGGCTTACCGGGTTGTGGGGTGAAACGCGGAAGTTGGGATTTGAGGATTTCTGAGGAACCGGTCGAACCTACCTGTTGGGACCGTTGGATCCCTGCGGCCACCGGACTGGCCTGAATCAACGCCTGTTTGAAATTTTCGATAGCTTGGGATTGACCTGGTGGTACCACCGCTGATTGACGACCCACATTGATGGCGGTCGGATAACCTGTAGCGGCGCCCACCGCAAACCGAATCGGTGGCCCGGCCCAGGGAGCGATGGCCGAATTGATGATGTCCCGCGCGCCCGAATCCAAAGCGACTTCGTTCGGCAATCCCTGCATTTTAGCCTGGATGATTCCTCGCAAACCAAGCACACGCAAGCCGCGTCCGGCGGAAGTCATGTTGAACAACGCGATGTATCGTGGCCGCCCGTTTTTATCGTCGGTTCCCAAATCAACCGCGCCTAGGGGCACTCCCGGTCGCCCCATCGCGCCGCCGCCTTTTTTGTCTTTCGTCAGCAAATAATTCAGAGTGGCTATGGTGCCAACGGTCCCCACCAGTTTCGCGGCCATATTGGCCCGTAGTGCTAGAGCCGCTGGTACGCTCGCTCCCCGAACTGCGGGGTCCAACAATGCCGCTCGTACTCCCATCGTGTTAAAAGTCGTGCCCGCCGTAACAAACGGTCCCAATCCACTGTCACGGAAGAAGCGTTTGTAATAGCCTTGTGCGCGTTTGTTGTATTGGCCTATCTGGTTGACGAATTCGCGGCGCGCGGTTTCCGAGTTTTCCACCAGTCCATCATGCGCCAGCCGTTTGTAGGTGTCGTCCAGCGCCAGCCGCGTGGTCTTGTCCAGCCATTGGATGACTTGCGAAGCCTGACGCATTCCCGGCGTTCGCGTCGGCTCGTATTGTTCTTTCAAGGCTCCGATTTCAGCCAGTGACGCCAGTTGCGCCCGATTGTCCTGGAATCCTTTGACTAATGCCCTAGCTATGGACACTGGCACGTCGGGCCGTCCCGGCAGTGCGCTCAAAAGCGAGTCATTCAACAAACGCCCTGCTGTTCCAGGCAGTGTCATCAGAGCAGATGCCAGATTTACCATGTGGGTCGTGGCATCTGTGCCTGACAGTAATGCGGCCTTATTCAGCACACCGGTCACGGCTTTGAGTGCCAGCGAGGGTGGTTTCATGTCCACATTGGCTGCGATCCGGTACTCGGTTGCCAGTCTTGCGTTCACATAGATGTTTTTGTTCTGGTTCACGCCGGTCGCACCCGACTCGTTGGGTAAAATAACCCGCTGGCGTTTCAATGGAAATGGAACGGCTTTTTGGCCGTCAATCATCACGGTTTCTCCCGGCGGGGCAATCACGGCCTGTCCCTTTTCGACCAGGGCGTTTTCAAAGGCGTTCTTGTTGGCAATCTCCAACTGCTTGCCAAAAGTGTTTTCCATCAGGTCGTAGTAATTGACGTGGTACGCCTGACCGGTTCCCCTAGCCTGTACACCAAATGGGGACTTCTTGCGCATGGTGCCCATCAGATTTCCGCGCCCGACACTTCGCACCACATCGCGCGGGTTTTCGTGCTCCAACACCGCCCGCAGATTAATGCGCGCACCGGTCTGCAAGCCGCGCGTCGGCAGTTCCACATCGGGGTCAAGCTGCATCGCTTGTTTGTATTGCGGCTCGACCACGTTCTTCCACAGGTCGATGTGCCGGGCGATGACCTGTTTCACTTTTGGGTCGTTCAAGAACGCCTGATATTCTTCCTCGGTTTTGAACGGGGAAGTTTCCTTGCCGATCAAACTCATCACCGCGGCGGCTTTCTCCGGCTGCCCGCTGTCGGCAAACGCCTTTTTTACCGAGCGCAGGTTGTCCTCGGTCAAGGCCGCTCCCAATTTGCGCGGATCAACTCCGGAATCACCGATGGCATCCGCTGCGAAGACTTCCGCCACCGGGCGGGCGGCGATGCGGCTGGAAATCCAGCGCGCTCCCAATTCGCCCAGTTGTTTTGATTTCAAAGTCGTGCGCGGAAAAGTCTTGCCCGCCAGTCCGCCGATGAATCCACGCACATTTTCCACCGCCGACTTCAAAGCCGCAATCATTCCATTAGCCACCGGTGCAGCCTGTGCGGAAACATCCGCCGGCGGTGTTGGTCGTTCGGGTGCCAGCTTGCCGGTGATTTGGTCTTCCATCGTCGGTATTCCCGAACCTTCGCCTTCCGCTTTCGCGGTCGCCGCCCCGGGACCGGCAGGCATCGCGGAGGGTTGCTCTTGCGCTGCTGGCTGTACGCCGCCGCCAGTGCCTGCTTCTGCGGGTGGCCCGATTTTATCATCTCCCGCACGTTCTCCTGAAACACTGCTTTCGACTTGCCCTTTTTGAGTGGCATTTGGTTTTTCCTCGGTTGTGGCTGCAATTTCCGGTGCAGCCGTTGTTTTTTGTTGGACGGTCTGCGGAAAAGCCTGGCGCCGCAACGCTGCCGCTTGTTCCCGTGTGAATTTCGCTTCGGGAAATAACGCCTGAACTTTGGCCGTGGTGTCCGCTTTGGCTCGTTGAATCTCAGCAATGATGGACATGCCGCGTTCCGCTTCCGGTGGGGTTTCTGGCACAACCACCGGCTGCGCCCGTTTGGTTCCCGCTGGCCCTGGTGTCCATGAACGGCCTTGGTTGGCGACATCAAGTGGTTGCGCTGCGGGCGCAAATTGTTGTTGCTGCGATTGGCCCACGGTGTTTTGCAGCGGGGCTGCCCGCAAAGTAAACCCCTTGAAAGGGTTAGCCGCATTCGGTTCCAAATCGCTGGTATTAATCTCTCGCGCCAAATATTCCGCCGGGCCTTCCGGCTGTGGCAACTGGATGCCCGTTTTCGCAATGTGCGTCGCCAATCCCGTGGCCATTGCCGTGGAATATCCAGCGTCGGCAAACGCGCTCACCTTGTCTTGAAAACTGGCTTTCGGGTCGGTCGCCGTGTCCACCGCGCGCACGAGAGCTTCGGGTGCCTGCTTGGCGGCGATGGCCGCGTAAATCCCTTCCGCAATCTTGGGAATCACCCCGCCGCCTTCGCTGATGGCCAAAGGCGCGATGGAAGCCGGATTGGCCACCGCTTGATTGGCCATTTGCGCCACGGGATTATAAAGCGCCGCTGCGACCGCTGCGACCTTGTTGGTCTGCGGACCGGCAATGGGCAACGGATGAATGTTCGGGTCCGGTTTGAACAGTCCGCCTTGCGGCGCGGCCCAAGCGGTGCTGCGCGGCGATGGCCCCAGAAAGAATTCCGTTCCGGGAAGATCGCGGAATTGCTGAAACAATGTCCGGGGCGCAGCGGGACTGAGCGTGCCCTGTGCTAGCAATTTTTGGCGGTCTGCTTCCGGCAGCGTCTGGTCTGGCGGCAATACTCCCGGCGGCAGGGTCAACTTGGGCAGGTAAGTGTCACCTTGCGTGGGAATGACCTCGTCGTCCGGATTGAACTTCAAGTCCACCGTTTCATCATCCGGATTGAAAGTGATGCTATTCGTTGTCTCCGGCATCGCTCGTGGTGGTTTGAGTTTTGGCACCAGCCTTGCGCTTCAACTGGCCATTGAACAGGTAAGTGGACCCGGCAGGCAGTGAATCATACTGGTCTTGCGATTGAATCAACGGCGGACCGGTGTTGGCCGGCGCACTTGGCGCTGGACCACTCTGCGCGGCGGCGGGCGCAAGGTTTCTGAAAGCCGCTGTTGGCGCATTCGTGCCCATGAACGGGGCCACGGACTCAGGCGAGCCGCTGACTTCGTAATCCGGCGTGGTCGCATCCGCCTTGGGATAATGCTTGTAAGTCATCGTGGCTGGTTTGGTCTTGCCCGCTTCCAGCCGCGCCTCGCGCTGTTCGGCCAGCGCCTGTTTTTTCGTCGCAATATCAAGCTGTTGTTGCACGAAATCCGAATCTTCCTTGCGCGCCTCGCTCAAGGCTTGCGGCGTCAACAACCCCGGATTTTTATACAGCGCCTGTTCCGCCGTCAGACCGCTTTGCCGGTCGCGCGCGTAACTCTGTTGCGCCGCCCATTTCATCGCCGCCGCTTTCGTGCGCTCCGCGTTGGCCGCTTGAATCTCCTGCAACCGCTGTTCGCGCAAACCGGTTTCGGCCTGGATGCGCGCGTTCTCGGTGGCAATCCGCGCCCGCTCGAATTGCGTCTGCCGTTGCAGCGTTTCCTGCCGGGCCTGCGTTTCCATTTGCGCCCGCGTCTGTTCCTCTTGCAGCCGCGCCCTTTCGCTGCCGATCTGCGCCCCCAGTTGCGCGCCTCTCAGCCATTCCGCCGCCGGGTCCGCCGGGGCCAGCCAGTCAGGAAGTTGTGGCATATCAGTAGGCAGCGCCGCCCGCGCCGTAGTCCGGTAGTTGTGCGTCTGCCGTGTCCGCCTCGTCCGGTGGCAGCGCTGCCGCGTTTTGCTGCGTTTGATACCGGTTGAGCAAATCCTGCAAGTCGGAATACGGGTTCGCGCCCGCCAGCACCTGCTGCCCATTCAAGACTTCGTATCCCGGCGGTCCGCTCAATATCCCGTTGTTCGGTGCCGCCGCCGCCATCGGTGTCGCCGCCGGAACGGTCGTCGGCAGAGGCAACCCCCGGCTGCCCGCCGCACCCATGCCCGCGCCAAAGCCGCTGCCCACGGCACTCAGGTTCGCCGCCGCCGCCGCGCTCGGGTTCGGTGCCGCCGCCAGAAAGCTGTTCTCCAACTGCGCGTTGTACTGCTCGCCCGGCGTCAGATAGAAACCCGGATTGTTCGCCACGCTCGCCCCCGGCAATGTCGGCAGCAAACTGGTCAAATTCTGCTGGCCCATGTTCGTCAGGTCCAGCGAAGTCAATCCCAGCGCCCGCAGATAGGCCGCGTTGTTGTTCGGGCTGCCGGGACTCCCGGTGGCCACGCCACGTTCCGCCGCCTGCTGCTGGATTTGCGCCAGCACATCTGCCGGCAACTGTCCCTGTGTTTCCGAATTGATGTTCGCGCCGATGTTCCCGATGTCCGCGTTATATTGTGGTAGCTGGTTGTAAACGCTGTTCCCCGCCGCGATGGCCTGGGGCACCACCTGCGGCGCGGTGCTCTGCGCCTGCACCGGCGCGGGCACGCTGCCCACCGCTGCCGGACTCACCGACTTGGGCGTCGGTGACGCCGCGCCCGGACTGTTCTCGCTGTTCCAGAAGTTTTGCAGCGCATACAGTCCCGTCTGCGCTCCCGTGGCTTGTAAAGGGTTGGCCATAATCTTATCCTTGCGCGACCGCGCACATCACCCGCCGCAAATCGCCGCGTCGGCCATACGGTGCCACATTGATGGCTGGCCAGTTCTTGCCCAGATAATGCGTCAGTTCATCGTTGAGTAACTTGATGGCCTTGGCGTGTGACTTCGCCTCCAACGCCGCCGCGTTCGGCACGTCCATGTCCGCGTAACGGATGGCCTTGCATTCCTCGATCAGTGCCGGGATGTTCCCAATCACCAGAAAATCCGTGTCGTTGAACACCGGCACGAATTCCAGCTTCACCAGCGCCGTCACTGGTATCAGCCCCGTGCTGCCCGGCGGGACGATGCACGGACTCGCCGGGGTCACCACGCCACAGGTGCATGGCACGTTGTTCAGGTAATACCGCCGGTACGCCGGGTTCGTCTCGTATGCGCCGTAACGCGAGAGCAACACCTGCGCCCCGGTCGTCGCGTCCTGCTGGTAAAGCAGCACGTCGCCAAAGGTCACGTCCTTCTGGATGCCGCCGATGCTGGTCACAATCGTCGGCTGCCCGTTCACGGTGCCGATGACGTTTGGCTGGGCCAGCGTCATGAAAAACCCGTTCACCTGCGCGTTGCCCACCGTCGAATAAATCGGATTGCCGTTTTGATCGAGGCAATTCGAGATGCACAGGTTCTTGCCCACGTCGCGCGGGTCCGTGGGGTAGGCGACGAGGTATTGGTTGCTCGGCGTAAGGTCCGTGTTCGTCGGGAAGGTGCCCCGGTCGTAGCCCTGCGCCTCGCCGCACCAGTTCGGCGCGCCGGGGATTTTGCAGAAGTCCTGCAAGCCGATGCCTTCGGGTAGGATTTCATAGAATTCATTCTGCATCCGCACCGGATGCCGGCAGTACGCCAGTTCGATCACCCGCGCGAACTGATACGGCATGGTCACATACGGGTTGCACCGGCTCACGCTGAACACCACCTTGCGCCAGCCGCCCCACCACCCGGTTTCCCCGCCCGCCTTTATCAGCCGTTCCTGCGCCAGATTGACAAACGAGGCCACGCCCGGAATGTCGGCCTGGCATTTGCCCACCGCTTCCGGCAACCGGCTCTGTCTGACTTGCGCCAAACTCACGCGCACAATGAATCCTTTGTTGACGTTAATAGGGTTATTGTCATATAATATGTGCCATGAAAGGCAGAAAAGATTTTTACGAACGCACATTTAACGAACGGTTTTGGCGTAGAGTAGAACCGCAAAATGGTGGAAAATGCAGAAATTGGCTCGGCACCTGTGGAAGTCATGGTTACGGAATGGTGAGCCGCAACGGAAAGAATGTCAGAACACATCGCGTTGCGTACGAATTGGTCTTTGGAGAATTTAACGTGGCCTTTGACGTGCTTCACAAATGCGACAATCCGTTGTGCTGTAATCCTGAACACCTTTATCTTGGCACGGATGTTGAAAATCAACGCGATGCAGCGCAACGCGGCGGACATAAAGCAAAAATGGGGGAACAACACCCTATGGCCCGGCTCAATTCGAGTGACATCATAAATATCCGCAATTCCTTTCACAAGAAAGGCGTCTTTCAACATGTTTTGGCCAAACAGTACGGAGTGACTAAGACCCAGATTTCCCGTATTGTGCATAACCGGGTGTGGAAATCCGTTGGTGGCCAGACCAGTCCGCCGCTCAAACGGCTTGACCAAAAGGTCAGGATTCAAATCCGCCTGCTTAGACAGCAAGGAATTACTCAATCCAAAATGGCAAAGATGTTTGGCGTCACTCAAAGTGCAATTAGTCGGATTGTGCGTCATGTTTAAGGTGTCTGCCATTCGAACCAAAAGATTTGATTGCCGCTGCCGCCGCTCGTCAGGGTCAACTGGACCTGGATGGGATTCCCGCAGCCGTTCGTCGAGAACGACCCCGAAAACGCCGGAAATTGCGGCACGCCGTTGATGGTCACGCCGGGGATGTTCGAACCGCCGCTGAAACCGGCCTTCCAGTTCCACGTCGCCGCCGTCGGGCTGATGAAGTTCAGGAACAACTGGCTGATGCCGTTGAAGTCGCCCACCCAGATGGTGTCGTATCCGGGGTCCGGGTTGACGCCATACGCCGGTCCCTGCACCCAGCTTGGCCCCTGCATGACCACCGTGTAGCTGATGCCGCAGTTGAGCGTGTAAGTCTTCTGCATGGTATCGCCCAACGGGTCTGTCACCTGCACCGTAAAGGTGAAGCTGCCGGACACGCTGGCCGTCCCACTCAGGGTGGCCGTGTTGCCGCTCGCGCTGAAATTGATTCCCGTGGGCAGGCTGCCCGACACGATCCGCCATGTGGGATTCGCGCCCAGACTGCCGCCCGTGGCCGTGATGGTGCCCGTGTAGGGCACGCCCTGCGTGTAGGTCGTGTCGCTCAGATTGCCCAGGCACACCGCCCGCACGTTGGCCTGCTGGCACGCAAAGGTGCTCGCCGCCGTGTCCGCCGCCATCTGGCTGTTCGCGCTGAAAAACTGTCCCGCCGGCACGGTGAAAGTGAAGGGCGACCCATCCGGGCAGTTCACGGTGCAGGATTGTTCATTGCTGAAAAATCCGCTCTGCGGCGGGCTGCCCTCGCCCGCGAATGGCGAGATCAATCCCTCCGCGCAAAGCTGCGCGTCCAGCGTCGCCAGCATGTCCGCCGCGCTCTGGCTGGTCTGGCTTTGTGCGAAGAACATGCAAATCAGTTGCGTCCAGGTGTCGTTGCCCAGCGCCGGGATGACGCTCGCGTAACCCGTGCTCAGAAAATTGATGCTGTCCGGCGCTTCACTGTTGTAAGTCGTCGTCGGCAGATTGTCGCACGGACACGTCACCGCTATGGCGCAGGGCTGGTTCATAGCTTGAACGTCTCCAAGACGTGTTCCAGCGCCGGGGTTTTCAGGAAATCCACCGGGTCCACCTTGTTCGCGGGCCAGTTTGGGCTGATGGCGTTGAAGTTCCCTTCCGTGTACCACAGCGTCATGAACGCGGAGCAGAACAGCCGGTTCGGCGTCTGCTGGTTCTCGGCGCTGAAAAAGTCCGGCAGCAAATCCTGCCAGTCGTAGCCGTCGCCGTTCACGATCTCAAACCAGTTCATCGCATTGTTCAGGTCGAACGTCGCCGGTGGACGCAACACCGCCACCAGTCCGTCCAGCCGCAACGCATATTTTCCCACCCCCACGCCGTTCCGTGACGCCACGCTCTCGCTGTCGCCGATGTATCCCTCGATGTGCGCCACCGGTCCGCCCGTGACGTGCTCGATCACCCAGTCCACCGGGTCCGTGCTCGAATACAGCAACGCGTCACCGGGCTTCAAATCATCGGGTAGCCGCACGATGTTCATGCGCAGTTGATCCCTTCGTAGGCCCGTTCTTCCACCGGTATCGCGTGCAGGATGATGCCCCGCACCCGGCAATAACCGAGGATCGTCAATCGCACCTGGAACTGATACCCGCGCGTCGTCGGGCGCATGTTCGAAACGTCACAACGGCCCGGCTGCGGCTTGGGCATCCGCAACGCGAACTTCTGCCCGTCGCAATAAGTCGTCACCACCGGATAGGCCGGGTTGCTCGTGGCCGTCACTCCCGTCAGTTCGTTGGAGTTGCGCGCGCTGCACAGCTTCACCTGTGCCCACGGCTGCCAGCACGGGCTGGCGTCCTCCCGATAATGGATTTGCATCTCCACCGTGCCGCTGATGGTGTCCAGCCAGATTTCGCCGCAATCCAATTCCTTCAAATCAAACTCCCGGTTCCAGGTGTAGGCCGGGGTTTCCACCGTCCAGCCGACGCGTTGATCCCCGTTTTCCGTCCGACTGGTCTTCGTGATTTCCCACACCCAGATGCTTGAGTCCGTCTTGTTATGCACCACCGCAAAGCAGCGTTGCTGTCCGCCGAAATCGCCTTCAAAGGTTTGCAGCACGTCCAGTCCGTCATACACGCCTTCCCAGGCCGGCGGCAGTTTCTCCTGCAACGTCGAGATCAAATCGAAGTTGAGCGTCGCCAGCGCCGTGAACGCCGTGCCCACGGGCGTCTGCACCGGACACAACCCCAGCAGCAGCCGGTTGTCGAATTCCACTCCGGGCTGCGTCCCCAGCAGCGTCGCCGTCGTCTGGTCCAAGGCTCGTTGCACATTCCGCGAGATGGGCACATTGCCCCATTGCTGGAAATACCGCGTGGCCACCGTCAGGCTGCGGATGGCCGGCTCGGGCGAGCCAAAGAACAAATCGCCGTTCACCCGCACGATGTTCCGGTCGCTATTGCTGCCATACCGCGTCAACGCCACCAGTTGTTGCGGCTGGTTGTTGTTGCCCGCCGCGATCCACGCGCTCCGGCTCACCGGGACCACCAGACTGTTCACCTGCCGACGCGTGAAGATATAAAGGTTGCTTTGCCCCAGTGTCGCGTCCAATTGCGCGGTATAGGAAAGCGCCGTGATATTTCCTGCCTGGCTCGGCATGGTGAAACCGTCGCCGCCTATCGCCAGCGGATTTTCCGTCACCTTGAGGACGCTGTCCGTGAAATTGTAGGTCGCCGTGCCGCTCGCCTGGTCGCCCACGATGTCCCCCGCCGTGTACACCCGCCCGTTCGCATACCACAACCGGTCCTGAAAATAGGTCATCGCCAGCGCCGCCGGCAGTTCGTTGTAGGGCGTCGCCGGGTACGGCACTCCCGGCACATTGCTCGGGCTGATGATCCCCACGCTGCGCCGGATGGTGCTGCCGTCCCAGAACAATGGCAGCGTACCCGCGTTGTTCACCGCCCAGTCCCCGGCCTGGATCACCAAAAACTGTTCGCCCTGGCACATATAGCCCTGCGGCACCGTGGCCGGATTGACCACACTCGCACCGTTGATGTCCAACTGTCCCGGTTTCGTGATGGCGACCACCGCGTTGTTCGTGTCCACCCGCACCTGGTAAATCAATCCGCCGATGGACAGCATCAGGTAGGGGTTGCCCGTCTGCGGCTCATACAGCCAGCCGCTCTGGTAAAGCCCCGCCGTCACCGACGCCACCCGCGCCAGCGGCTGCCAGCCGTATCGAACTGTGATGCCCCCGTTCCTGACGGTTCCGTTCGTCAGCCATGCCAGCATCTGACGCGGCAGGCCGTTAGGGTTCGCCGGTGATTGCACCGTCGTTACCCGCCCGCTGTCCACGCCCAGGCTGAAATCCAGGCTGCCGTCCGTGATGCGAATTGCCGATGCCATACCGTGTTGAACTGACAAAACTGACAAAACCCCAAGGCATCCACCGCGTTCACATCTTTGCTTGACCGTCGCCTGTCACCCACCAAAAGTCCATACCTTGAATAAGCAAAGGCCGCAGTCCACCGTGCCTGGTGGAAACCATCAAGTACGGCCACGTCTGGCCCGGCAATAACGCCCTCCAAATCGAGATCGGTTGCATCCGGCGCGGCGGCTCCTGGACCGAAAACGGCCAGACCTGCGGCCAAGGTCTTCCCTTCCATTACGAGCAGATGCGCCGGTTGCTCTGGCCCCGCCTCGATGGCGAGCATAACGGCCAGCGGTGGCATGTCCTTACCCGCGATGAAATCCTCGCCCACAAGGTCACCGTCCTCATGGGCAGCGGCGGCACCGGCAAGACCCATTCCGCCGCCTGGATTTATCTCGTGGATTACTGGTGTCACCCGGAGGATACCATCGTCCTCGTCAGTTCCACGGATTTGCGCGGCCTCGAACTGCGTGTCTTCGGTGAGATCAAAAAGCTGTTCGAGGAAGCCAAGACCAACCATCCCGGCCTGCCCGGCAATCTCATCGAGTCCAAGCACGCCATCGCCACCGATAATCTGGACGAAGAAACCGTGCGCGACCTGCGCAAGGGCATCATCGGCATTCCCTGCGTCCAGAACGGCAAGTTTGTCGGCCTGGGCAAATACGTGGGCATCCATCAGAAACGCGTGCGTTTGATCGCCGATGAAGCGCAGTTCATGGGCGCGTCCTTTCTCTCTGCTTTCGCCAATCTCAACCAGAACGAGGATTTCAAGGCCACCATTCTGGGCAACCCCAATGACCCGTATGACCCGCTGGGCAAGGCCGCTGAACCGGTGGACGGCTGGGCCAGCCACATGCAGCCCGGCAAGACCAGCGTTTGGGACACCAAATTCATGCAGGGCCGCTGCGTCAATCTCATTGGCACGGATTCTCCGAACTTCGATTTTCCTCAAACCCGGTTCAAATATCTCCCGCACAAACAGCAAATCGCCGAAACCCTCGCATCGTGGGGCATGGACTCGATGGAATATCATTCCCAGTGCGTCGGCTCCATGCGCACGGGCGAACTGCTGCGCCGCGTCCTCACCCGCGACCTTATCCGCCAGTTCGAAGCCCAGTCCAAAGTGGTCTGGAAGGGCACGCCCATCATCCGCATCTACGGGCTGGATTCCGCGTATGGCGGCGACCGCTGCGTCGGCGGTTACATCGAATTCGGCGAGGACATCACCGGCAAAACCATCCTCGCGGCTGCCGACTGCTGGATGATCCCCATCCGCATCGCCACCGGCAAATCCCCCGAGGACCAGATCGCCGACCGCGTCCGCTCGGATTGCGACACGCTGGGCATTCCCCCGGAAAATATGTTCCACGATTCCACCGGACGCGGTTCGCTCGGCACCGCCCTCGCCCGCGTCTGGTCCGCCCAGACCAACCCCGTGGAATTCGGCGGTCGCCCCACCGACCGGCCTGTCACGCTCGATATGTTCATCCGCGATCCCCAGACCGGCCAGCGCCGCCTTAAACGCTGCGATGAACACTACGTCAACTTCGTCACCGAACTCTGGTACACCATCCGTTACGCGGTGGAAGCCTCGCAAATCCGCAACCTGCCCGAGGACGTGGTCGAGGAACTGTGTATGCGCCAATGGGACAAGACCAAGGACGACAAGCGGCAGGTCGAACCCAAGCGCGGCACGCCCAACAAACCCGGCATGAAGGAGCGCACGGGTCGTTCGCCGGACATGGGCGATTGGTTCGCCATCTGCCTTGAGGGTGCCCGCCGACGCGGTTTCAAGATCAGCAAATTGGCCAATGAGGAAAGCGAAGCCGCCAATCTGCAATGGCTGGAAGACCTCCGCGTCGCCGCCCGTCGCCGCAGCGAGCGCCATGTCCTCGATTACCGCGCTTAGTTCGTGTACCAGACCGTCCGGTAAAAACACTGGTTGTTCGTGAAACCATTGTTCACCCGCACATAACCGTCACCCGCCGGCATCCAACCCAGTGCCACCCAGCTCCTTAAATCAAACGAGTATTCCAAGAGAATGGGCCGGTTCGTCAGGTGCACGCTGTAAGTGCCTATGTTCGTTATCGGTCCGCTGGGCGGTGGCGCTGTTGGCGGGTCGGTTACCGCATTAATCACGTTCGTTTGTCCAAAGCGAACCGGCGGCAGAGGTGGCGGCAAGGGGGCCGGTTTCAGCGGTTCACGAGTCGAGCAACCCGTCGTCAAAATCACTACCACCGTGCTGGCCAGCGCCAGCAACCATAGCAACGCAACCAACGTCGTGGCCATTGCCGCTTTCAGCGTCATGCGCTCTCAGTGCGAACAAATGATGTTCCAGTTCGTCCCGTCCGATTGCACCCAGTCTGAATTGTGGGCCGAAAGCGCAACCGTCGTGCTCCCGTCAATCGTCTGCGAACCGGTCGTGGCGATGGTCACGGTGGCTACCCCCACATTCTTGATGATATGCGTGCGATATTTGCATGAACTGGTGCTGTCTTCCAGCGTGATGGTCGTCGTTCCGCTGGCGTAAATGACCTGGTCGTCCGCAGTCGCCGTATATGCGCTGGTTTTCCACACCGCCTTCATTCCGACCGAGCCTTGCAGATTGGCCACCGAAAACTGGTTGCCTCCGCCGGCCTGGCTGGCGGTATTGGTAGTCTCCGCATCGGTGCCACCTATGGTGGTCGCATGAAAACCGATCCAGTTTGCATTAGGCCCATCTGCGGGGGTCATATAGACCTGGGTATGAAAACCCCCGCCAGAACCTTCCAAACCCAACGCCAGACCGGAAATAGTGCCGGGACCGACTTGGCCGCCCATGCCTGCGGTGATTCCTACTGTGCTGATCTCAAATTGGTAATTTCCAGCCTGTCCGTAATTTACATCATAGGCGTCGTGAAAGCCTCCATTGGTTGAAATGACGATTTGGCTTGAGCCATTTACGATATTCTCATTCGACACCATGACGCTGCCGTTGAGAAACGTGCTGCGCCCCGTCTGCGCGTTGTAGTCGTAACCGAGCAGCATCCCGTCCTGCGCTTTGTTGAAAAAGTTCGTCCCGTTGTTGCGGATTGTGATGCCATACGGATAATGGTTGGTTGAACCGTCCAGGATTCCGAAGCCGACGTGGTTGCCCTGCGTCGTGGTTCCGATCATCTCAACCAAGGGCTGATGCTCGTTTCCCGGCCCGGCGGGTGCGAACACGAAAGGCGCGCCGGCGTTTTCGACGAACAAAAGTCCCGCGCCCGCGTTATTTCCAAATGTGTTCGATGACCCGTATCCCACGCTGACGATCTGCGGGTTGTCCATGATGACGTAGCCCTCGCTATTCGTGCTTTGGCTGGGCGCGGGCGCGTTGTCTATCAGATAATCGTAACCGATGCCCTGTCCGGAACTGTTCGCCGACCCCGTGAAGAACACACCCCCATCCTGCGCCGGGCTCAACGTGTTGTCGAACGTCCAATGCACCCCGTTCAGGCCGCTTTGCGGACTGTAAAGCTGTCCGACCCGCAGTGGCGCATTCTCAAAGTTATTGCTGCTGCTGCTCGCATAGGTGTTGTTCGCTGTCAGGCTCGCTCCACCCAGCGCGCTCAACGCCGCCGGCGCGGTGGTTTGTCCCGTCCCGCCGTTGGGGATCGAAACCGGCAGGCTCGGCACCGTCGGCGTCCCCGTGATGTCGGTGTAGGGAATGCTCGTTCGCCCGCTGCCATCGTCTTGAAAGCTGCCCACATACAGGTTGCCCGCCGCTCCCAGAAGCAGGACTGTCGCCAGACCAAGCAGCCATCCGGCCAAAAGCCGGTCGTTCTTCTGTAACTTCCCGCCGTCGAGTTTCGTTTTCATCAATGCCATGCTCCTGCGTAATAGCTCCATTGCCGTCCGTTCGAGTCGTCAAAAGCGATTGCCGGGGCCAGCGGCGGGGTGAACGGCGGCGCGCTCCCGGCATAGTTCCCCTCAAAAATCTGTTGCGTCCCGCCCTGTCCCGCCCCGTTCGCTATCTGGCACCACAAATAAATGAGCACCGCCATCTTCATCCCGTCGGGGATGCAGTGGTCTATGCACACGCTTTGGAGCGCCAGGGTTTGTGGATCACACGCCATGTCAGGGTCTTCCCATCGAGGTGTTGAACGTGGTGAGGATGGTTCGCAGTGAGGCAACTTGCGTGTTGCTCAAGCCGCCGCCAACGAACAGCGTCGCAAACGATTCCTGCGGCTGGACGTTGCTCAAGAGTTGTAAGTTCTGATTGGGCATTGAGGTGCTGTTCACGGACTGCCCTACACCAAGACCCGCCGGCGAATAGGTGTTTATAAACGTGGAAGATGTACGGGTGCCAACGCCCATGCCGTATTCGGTCGGTTGTATGTCTATCCGTTGCGCAGCCACCAGATTGCTGTTGGAAGCATCAAACGCCAATGCCAGGTGCGTCTGCGCGGGGTTGAAATTGCTGAAATCGTAGTTGATTTGCAGGATCGCAGTTGCCGTTCCCTGAAACGCTGAGTTTCCCCAAATGTAATCGGGTATTAATTCCCCGTTGAATGGCACAGGGATGGACGATCCTTTCGAACGGTAATAACCGTAGGAAAAAGAGTTGAGGCTGAAATTAAATCCTGCTGCCGACATATTCAGCGCAATCGTGCCCGATATAGACCCACCAACTCCGTACTGGTTGATGGTCGGAGTGCCGTTCCAACTGATGGGCAGGAACAGTGGCCCCTTCAAATTCAGGCTGACACTGTTCACCGTGCCACCCACCATCGGATAGATGGCGTCCATGACCGTCCACAGGCCGTTGCTTTTAAGGCTCTGAACCAGTGTGCAGATCGCGTTGGTCGTCGTCGTGTCCGTGATGCCCGCTGTGGACAGGAAATTATTCGCGTCAGCATCTGGACAACTGGCAGGTGGCGGTGGCGGTGGCGGTCCGCCCGGTCCAAGTCCGGCGATGATGCACCCCAGATTGACCAGCGTGGCCATCTGGATGCCCTGTGATGCCGCGCCGTACGGCGGATACAAGCTGCACGCCAGACACCGCGCGTTGTTCACCAGCGTTTGCAGGCTGGCCTTGTCCGTGGGTTGCCCCACAAATTCCGCCGCCAGCGCGATCAACACGCTCAACTGCATCCCCGCCGGCAGGCCGCAGTCGTAACACTTGGCCGCGTTCACCAAATCCTGCGGGTCACAGGCGATTGCCATGCTTCAAGCGAGCGTGCTCCACGCTCCGTTCGTGTATTTCCACTGGTTGCTGCTGTCCAAATCAAACGCGATGCCCACACCCGCCGAGGGCGTGAACGTCGGCGCGGCTCCCGCATAATGGCCCTGCACCACCACGCCCAGCGTGGTGGCGATCTGGCACCACAGGTAGATCAGGACCGGGATTTTCATCCCATCCGGAATGCAGGTGTCCAGACAGGTCGCCTGGTTCGCCAGGGTTTGCGGGTCACATGCGGCCATAGTCTTATTTCGCCAGCGCGTTCAACCGGCCCATCGCGCCGTCCATCGTGCCCTCGTCCTTGTCCTCGTCGCCTTCGTCCCCTTTCTTCTCGTCGGCGTCGGACGACAGGTATTGCAGTTCGCACTGGTCGTCGTAGCAATGGACCACCTTGAACGTGCAGGTCTGGCCCGGCTCCGGTTGGTGGTCGCCAAAAACATCATTGGCCACCAACGCCGTCTGGCCTTCCATTTCCTCGCCCTTGTCCTGGTCCCCACCGTCCCCGCCGGAGGGCGCGGCGTCCGCGTTTTCGTCCGGTGGATAATAATTGTCTGCCATAAGTCGCCTTTGTTTTTGTGAAAGGCGGCGGTCGGATAACGACATACGACCGCCACCCAGTTCGCTCGGCGGGAAGGCTGGCGCGTTCGTACCGCGCCAACCCCGTCCCACCTAATCAGTTCAGTCCACAATCGGATTGCCCGTGCAATCCACCGGATCGGACTCGTAGTTCTGCGCCGGGTAGCCGGGCGACGCGCTGCACGGAGTGATCTGGATCACGCAGGATGGCTCGCGCATGTGGAAGATCAATTCCACCAGTTCCGTGTACTGGGGCCGCACCGCCTGCTTGAAGTCGGCGATGAATTGCCCCTTGTTCCGCCGCTTGTTCTCGATGGGCTGCCCGTTGATGTCCGCGCCCAGGTTGTCCATCACGAACTGCCAGCGCCCGCCGAAATTCCGGCTGCTGAAAGGCATCTCGGGATTGACCGGCGTGGCGTCCGCCACCAGCACCTGCAAACCTTTCCGGTGCCAGATGTACGACCAGCAATACTGCGCCAGTTGGAAGCTCGGGTTGACCAGGTCTTTCAACCCCGCCGCACCACCCGCGCCGCTGGACGGCACGTTCACATACGGCAGCACGACTTGGAAGCGTGTCAGCGCCGGGTTCGCCGGGCTGGCACCCACCAGGTTGAACCGGATTTGGAACGGGTCCACCCGCACGACATAGTTGCCGATGCTCCCGCTGAATCCGTATTTCCAGTACTTCTGGCTGGCGTCCCATTGCTCGAACCGCCAGTTGCCCGCGATGCTCGGCACCCCGCCGTAACCCTGCTGCCCGCCCAGGTGGTCGAGTTCCCAGCAGGTTTCCAGGTCCGTCACCAGTTCGATCATCGGCGGCATGTCCTTGAACGGCTGCTTGCCAAAGTAACCGACCTGCATCAGCGGTTGCACCTGCCGTTGCAGCATCTGCGGCGTCAGCTTGCTCACCGGCGCGCCGCTCGCGTCGATGTAGATTTCCTCGTCGCCCACCACGATCCAGCTATAGCTGAATGTGGACAGCGTGCTGTTCGCCAGAATCTGCGTCCCGGCGTATTGCGCCACCCGCTTGCGCAGGTAGTTGGACCAGATCGCGCTGGTCGCGGGTTTCAGGATGTCCGAGATGATCTGCCGGAACTGCTCCCGCGCGTGCGTGATGTGCATCTCCTGGTCGAAGCACAGCAGCGGGGTCGCCCACGACTGTTCCTCAAGGAAATACACCAGCCGCGTCGCGCCCCAGGTGATGTAATGCTCCACCTTGTCGCAGGGCGTGCCCAGACAGTTGCCCGCCACCGTCGCCGTCCACGTCTTGGTCACGTTCGGCCAGACATGGTTGAAGCGGTCCAGCGTGTGCTGCACACCCGCGTAGGCTTCGAAAGTCCCCGTATCCACATGCAGAATCCAGCCGTCCTCGGGCCGGATGTCCTCCAAGATCAGCTTGTCATAGACCGGTTCCTGGTCCACGAGAAACTGCGTGTACGAACACCCGGAAAGCTTGGAGTTGCTCTGCGGGCATGGTGCCGTGTTTGCCATAAAAATCGTTGCTGCTGCTGCGTTAAACCGTCTGCTCCGTATGCGCCAGTGCGCGCGGAGACTTCTCGATTTTTATGAGTGGATGATTCCTCGCGGGCCTTGCGGTCCGCCTGCCCGGCATGAACGGGCATCCTTGGCGCTCGTCCAACACGCCCGGTAGGGACGATAAAGTTATCCGACTCTCGCGGTCGGGCTGCCGATGCCCGAGTCTTGCTGGCCGAACCAGCGGCTACTGCACCACTCCACTATCCGCCCCTTTTTGTCAAGGGAATGAAATGTGGCACAAGGGTCACACTGGAAAACCGCCATTAGTTACGTTTCTCACGTACCAGCCTTCCCGACCTCATTGCGCCACATCTGAAAGTCTCAGCGCGCCCGTTTCTGCAAGTCGGCGAACACCTGGTCCATCGCGTTCAGCGCCGGTGTCCCCGGCTTCCCGTTGGCATCGCCGCGTCCCGGTTCGCTGGCCTCGTATTCCTTCAATTTCGCCCGCAGTTCCTTCACCGTCCCGCGTTCCTTGTTCAGCAGATACGCCACATGGTCAAACCACCGCATCTTGTTGTACAGCGCGGCGTGCAGCTTCGCCGTGTCCTGTGGACTGCGCGTCACCGGCTTCCCCTCCGCGTCCGTTTCCGGCGCGCCATACGCGATGTCCGCCCACTTCTGGCCGTTCTCCAAAAACTCGCGACTTTTCTGGTCGCCCTCGATGGCCTTGCTCCAGGAAAACTTTTCCTCGCCGCTCTTGATCTCCTGCTTCCACAACGCCGCGTTCTCGGCCTTGCTGCGCTTGGCCTGCTCCTGCCTCTGCGTCTCCCGCGCGGTCCCGTTCTTCCGGTATTCGTCCAATGCCTGCACCCGCGCTCCGTTCAACTCATTACAACGCTCCCGGTGATACATCACCACCGCCGCCTTGTTGCCCCACCGTTCCGCCGCAAAATCACCCGCCGCGTCGTCGTCGCTGATGGACATGAGCGCGTCAAAATCCTCCTTCGTGCCCTGCCGCACTTCCCCGCTGGCCGGGTCCGTCATTTTCAGGCTGGCCACCTTGTTGCGCCCGGTCTGATACGCGTTCACGAATGGCGCTTCGTATTTGTCCTTGTACTCCTGGCTCCGCTCGTAATTGTTGAACCGCTGGTCTTCTTCCAGTTCCGCCAGCCGCTTCTTCGTGTTCGCCAGTTCCTCCTGCGCCGCCTTCACTTCCGCGCTCGGCTCGCTGGACTTGGTTTCCAGTTCCTTGATCCGCGCCTGCGCCTTCGTCAATTCCGCCTTCGTGGTGTCCAGCGTCTGCCTTAGCGTGGATGCCTTCACCTTCGCCGGTTGTTCACCCGCCTGTCTCTGCGCTTCCTCGCTGGCCAGTCGCGCCTCATTTTCTTCCGCCGTTTCGCCCACCGGCTCCGCGTTGGTGTCCTGCGGTTTGGTGCCGTCCTTGGGCTTGGGCACATGCTTGTTCGGGTCGTTTGTGCCCAGTTCCACCGGCGGTCCCTTGTCCGTGTTTTCCAGGGACGCAATCATCGCCATCGCATCGGCCATGCTGTCCGCCGGCTTGGACACCGGCTGGAAACGTCCCGCCGGATCGCGGGTCGGCTGCGGCGCTGGTGCGGCGGGCTTGTCCGCCATAGCTCCGGCAGGAGCGGCGGCGGATGCTGGGGGTGTGGCTACGGCAGGTTCGGGCATAAGATTAAAGTCGGTGTTCCAGATTGTCGCCTTCGCGGGCTTTTGGTTTCGCGGGCGCGGGGTCGGCCAGTGTCATGAGGATGTGCAGAAAACGCTTCGCGCCTTCCTTCTGCCAGTGCAACGCCGCGCTGGTGGCCAGATCGGTCGGCTTCGCCGCTTCATGCTGGCTGAATTCCCACCACGCCGCCATCACCGCTTCCCGCATGATGCGCGAGTCCACGGTGTTCACCCAGACCTTCATCGCGTCCGGGTTGGCTCGAAAATCTGTTACCGGATTCAGCATGTCATTTGATGAACTTCGGGTCACGCCGCACGTTCCCCCGGTGTTTCTTCACCGGCTTGCGGTGCTTGCGACGGTTGTCGTAGATCGGCGTCTGGTTGACGAGTTGCTGGCTGAACTTGCAGCCGCTTGATTGCATTGCGCTCATAGATTTTCCTTCCCGCAGCCGTCCAGTTTTGGTTGTAGTTGAGCCTTGTTGTGAGGGTCACCAGAGCAACTGGACTCCGTTTCAGCCGACGCTGCGGGTCGCCGCTGTGAATTACCCTCTAAGACCGAAATTTCCTCCATCACGCACAATATCTGGTCCGCATCCAGAATCTTCCACTTCTTGTCCCCGCTCTGCACGTCCCGCGCGTGCAGCCAGTTGAACACAATCAAATCCCCCGGCTGACAGGCAATCGGCATCAGCCGCCCCGCGTAATCCATTTTGCCGGTGCCCACCGCCACCACCCGGCCTTCACCCGGCGGGGTCTGGAACTGTTCGGGCAGATGGATGCCGCCCGTGCTTTGCCTAGGCGTTTCCACCGTCTCGATGATGATATGGTTACCGAGTGGCCGTGGTCTTTTCATGCTTCTTGCGCCGTGATTTCGTGGACTTCGAAAGTTTCAGATGCGGCTTGCGCACGACCTTGAGCAAACCTTTCGCCGCTTTCACCGTCGTCGTGCGCGGGGCCAGGTCTTCCGGTCGCGGAATGCCGCGCGGGCTGCGGTGCGCCGCGTGCTGCTCGGGTGTGAATTCCTTCTGGTATGCCGGGAGATTCGGCCAGTTCGCGTCAGGCATCGGTGCTGGCCTCCGGGCTTTGGCCTCCGGGCTTTGGACTTTGGACCGGTTCGGTGGCCGGCTGCGGCAGCAGCATCGTGCGTATCCACGCCGCCGCTTCGCGCAGGTGATACGCCGTGGCCACCATGTGCTCCCGCTGCACCATCGGCGGGTCCGGGGCCATCACCGCCTTGGTCGTCAGTTCCGTGGCGTCGTGCTCCAATTGTCCCGCCGTCAGTTCGAACGCGCGGAACATGATGGCCCGTTTCCGGTCCAGTTCGGTGGGACCCGTCTCCATGATGTGGTCCGTCAATTGGACCACGTTTGCACGCGCGTCTTCCGCGGTGTTGGCTTCGCCTTCCGGCGTGTCGTTATCTGCCATACAAGGCACCACTCGTTCACGCCCCGCGAAAAAGCAATACTCAATCTTCCATCACGACCGCCGGTTCTGGCGTCGGTTTGTCGCTGAACTCGATGCCTTCCTTGCTGGCTTCGTGGATTTCCTTGAGCACATAGCCCAGCGTTTCCGTGCTGGCATCCAGTCCGTCCGGTAGTTCGTCGGCCAGCGCGTTCATGCCCAAAATCGTTTCTTTCTGGTCGTCGCCGGTGTTCACCAGCCAGCCCACGTCGCCACCGTCATGTTCGTTGGGCGGAAATGCCAGCACGCCGTTCACATTGCAGCAGCCGGTCAAAAACAGGTGTTCCTTCATGTCGCCTTCCGGCTCGCGGCACGTCCGCCAGCGGTTGCCTTCGCCTTTCAGGTTCACGATGCTTTCCGCCGCGAACGCATACCCGTAGTCCGGCTGCACCAGTTCGCCATGCGCGCCGTGATAGATCACCTGGCTGGCGTTCTTCATCCGGAGAAAACTGTTCGTGCTCGGCAAACCGCCGCGACAGGTCGGGTCAATGAAAAAGCCCGTGTCCTCCTTCACCCGCACTTCCATGCTGAACTGGTTGCGAAAACCGCTGCGTTCGAGCACAGTTCCAAATGCGTTCAGCACGTCCTGAATCTGCTGCGGCATGTCCTCCCGCTTGGTGACCGCCGCGAAGTACGATTTGTCCTTCCATTCCAGCCCGTGCAGCATCACGTCCGGCCATTTGCCGTCCACGCAAAAAGTGTCGGCACCGATCTCCAACGGCGTGTCTATGTTCGGAAATACGATGAACCGCACCAGTT